ATGTACAAATTAATGAAGGTGATGGATCAAAGTACGGTCAACTTATACACAAACTAATTAGTGGAGATGGAGTATGAACCGGATTTTATTCGCTCTATCAGCACTATTATTAACAACCATATTATTAGTAGAATTTTTACATGTTAGTAGTAAGTAGACCAGATATAGATTGTGAACACATCACAGAGTTTGACGCTAGTAAGAGATTTATTAAACTACCTATAGACAACTATCTTAAGCTACTAAACCTTTACGATACAATCAATCGTCCACAAATTGCACTAATCAATAGTGTTAATAGTCCTAATTATAGATTTATTTGCGCTGCACTTGCCAGACGACTAGGCAAAACCTATATAGCTAATGTAGTAGGCCAACTAGTAACACTAGTACCTAATAGCAATGTGCTTATTATATCACCCAACTATAACTTGTCGTCAATCTCATTTGAACTACAGCGCAGATTGATCAAGCACTTTGACCTAGAAGTTAGCCGTGACAATCTTAAAGATCGTGTAATTGAATTACAAAATAGTAGTACTATTCGCATGGGTTCTATAGGCACAGTTGATAGTACAGTTGGTAGATCGTACGATCTTATTATATTTGATGAGGCTGCACTATCAGAGCGCGGAGAAGAAGCCTTTAATGTTGCCTTACGTCCTACACTAGACAAACCAGGTGCAAAAGCTATCTTTATTAGTACACCTCGTGGCAAAAACAACTGGTTTAGTCGTTTTTGGAATCGTGGATTTGATAGTAACTTTTTAGAGTGGGTTAGTCTACAAGCAGACTATACTGAAAACACACGTATGTCTACTAGTGATGTTGAAGAAGCACGTCGATCAATGCCACGTGCAGAGTTTGAGCAAGAGTACATGGCTAGTTTTACTAGCTACTTAGGTCAAATCTACGAAGGTTTTAAGCCTGAGTATATCCTAGACGAACTACCACAGGGATTGCGTGGTGAGTGTTTTAGTGGCTGTGACCCTGGTTATAGAGATGCTACAGCTTGGGTTAATATAATCTATGATCATAGTAGTGACAAATTCTACTGCGTTGAAGACTACCTAGAGTCGGAGCGTACTACTAGCGAGCACGCTAGTCGCTTTAGGTTAATGATAGAGCACTGGGGTGTTGAAACTGTTTTTATTGATAGTGCAGCTGCACAGTTTGCATCAGATTTAGCCTATAGCTACGACATAGCAACCACCAAGGCCAAAAAAGATGTATTAGCTGGTATTGCCTATGTGCAAACACTAGTACAACAAGGCAGACTATTAGTACATCGTAATTGCGTGCATGTGTTAGCTATGCTAGATCAATACCGCTGGGACACTCGTGAAGGTCTAACCAAGGAGCGCCCTAAGCATGATGAGTATAGTCATATAGCTGATGCACTTAGATACGCTCTTTACAGTTACGTAATCTAATCCTAAAAAATTTTGGTACTTGACTTTTAGTATCAACAGTGATATAATTGTGTTTAACAAATGGCAAAAAATACCAATAATCGTATTGCAGTAAAATGGGTACGCGACAAGGCTAAAGCAGCCTATCAAAAACAAGGTTTTTGTTATATCTGTAATACTACAAATGACCTAGAACTGCACCACCTACACAGCATAACTAACTTGCTGTATAGTTGGGCAGATAAACATGGTTATGATATTAGTACAGATCAAGGAATACTAGCAGTTAGGGATGACTTTATCTCTGAGCACTATGCAGAATTATATGAGCTTGTGTATACACTATGCAACAAACATCATGTAATGCTACACAGTATCTATGGTAAAATACCTAGTGTTAGTAGCGTATCTAAACAAAAAACTTGGATTGAATTACAGCGTGCCAAAATTGTAGGTGGTGTTGTAGAAAAGCGTAGTGGCTTTTTCTCGCAATTTACCTAGGAGAAAATTGTGGCAATAATGACTAAATTTCGTGGCTGGGTTGTAGAAAAATTAAATCCAGCACAACCAAACATACAACTAGACGAGGGTACCCAAATAGGGTCAGAAGCTCGTATAGTTAATTTTCGCAACGCATTTAAAAATATTGACAGTGTAAACAGATCTGTTAGTATGGTTGTAAATGCTTGCGCTAGCTTAGACTATGATATTAAAGATAAAGTGCATGATGGTGTTGTTAATGGCATACGTCAAAAAACTTTAACAACCCTATTAAATTTTAGACCTAATCCCTATCAAAGTGCACTAGATTTTAGATCAGCGCTATTTAAGGATATACTACTAGACGGCAACGCTTTTATACACTTTGACGGCACGTTTATGTATCACCTACCTGCCAACAATGTAGAAATTTTAAGCGACACACGTACCTTTATACGCGGATTTCGCTATAACGGTAAAATAGATTTTGCTGAAGCTGATGTATTCTATTTTAAGGATATTAACAGCGATAGTATTTATCGTGGAGCTAGCAGGCTAGAAGCTTGCTTAGAAAATATTAGCATACTTTATTCAATGCAAGAATTTCAGCAAAAGTTCTTTGATAATGGCACTATTTTTGGCCTTGTACTAACAACTGAAAATACACTATCACAAGTTGCCAAGGAAAAAACAGTAGCATACTGGCAACAAAGATATAATGCTAAAAATGGCGGTAGACGTCCTATTATACTTGACAGCGGTTTAAAACCACAACGATTAACAGATCAAAGTTTTGATGATTTAGACTTTGATGTGGCTATGCGTACTCATAGTGAGCGTATAATGACAGCTATTGGAGTTCCACCTATATTATTAAATGGTGGCAATAATGCTAATATATCACCTAATCTTAGGTTGTTTTATCTAGAAACAGTATTACCAATAGTTAGAATGTATAACAGCGCGCTTGAGCGCTATTTTGGCTACGATATTGCACCTGTTACATCAAACATTAGTGCACTGCAACCAGAACTAAAAGATATTGCAGGTTATCATAGCACACTGGTTAATGGTGGCATTATAACGCCAAATGAAGCCAGGGTAGAATTAAGGTATCCAACCATAACAGGCGGAGATACTATAAGAATACCTGCTAATATAGCAGGTTCAGCAGCCAATCCATCGCTTGGTGGTAGGCCTAGTGATAAAGGAGTAATATGAAAACAAAACTGGAAAAATTACTCTATTTAAGCAGTAAGTTTACAGCTAGTACAGACTCTGATGATAGCATTTTTATTGAAGGATATGCTAGCACAGTAGACCGTGATAGACAGGGTGATGTAATCCCAATGTCTGCCTGGACAGACGGATTAAAAAATTATCTTAAAAATCCGATTATACTAGCCTATCACAATCATCAAATGCCAATCGGTAAAATGGTTGAGCATAAGGTTACTGATCAGGGTTTGTGGATTAGAGCACAGATTCCTGCTGAAATAGGTGATGTATACAAACTGGTTAAAAAGGGTATATTAAGTGCATTTAGTGTTGGATTTAGAGTTCGTGATGCAGACTATGATCACGCCAGTGAATCATTTTTGATCAAAGACCTAGAGCTACATGAAATTAGTGTAGTTTCAGTGCCAGCAAATCAAAACACACTATTTAGTTTAGCTAAGGCATTTGACAGTGCCGCAGATTTTGAGTTATTTAAACAGCAATTTGCACCAAAGGAATCAGCTAAAAAGCTAGATACCCCCAAAGCAGCAAAAAGCACAACAAATGAGGAATGGGACATGGATCCAAAAGAGTTAGAAAAATTACTAGCAGATGCTGCTGCTAAAGCTGCTGAACAAACTGCTAAAGCTGTGCTAGAGGCACAAACAAAGGCTGCTGAAGACGCAAAGCGTAAAGAAGCCGAAGAAGAAATGTTACAAGCCAAAATTAAAGCAGCAGTTAATGCTGTTCAACCAACTCCCGCAGTAGTTCAAACAGTTGACACAGGTGCAGAGCGTCTCTTAGCAGACGTTGAAAAGCGTCTAGAAGATCAAGCCAATGAGCACAAGAATGCGATTGAGGGTCTACAAGCTGCTATCCGTGAAAAAGCCAAAGAGCTAGAGCAACTACAGAGTAAAAGTGGTGAATTAGAAGCCCTACAAAAGAGCCGCATGCAATTTACAGAGCCAAAGGATGGCGATGTTGCTTATGCTGACAAAGAGAAGGCAGTTCTTGTTGCCAAGATCACACGCAAAGCAATTGGTGATACCAAGTTTGGTAAACAACTAATTGAAAAAGCTAGTGCAACTTTTGGTGGTCAGTTCCGTTTACCAGAGGCACGCTGGGAAGAAGAAGTTAGCACAACTATTCAGAACGATATGCGTCGTCAATTGGTTGTAGCTCCTACACTTCGTACTATTGCTATGAACCAGCCAACTATGCGCATTCCTGTAAATCCTGATGCTTATATGTTATCCACTACAGGAGCAACATGGGTACTAGGTACTGATTTTGGTACAAGTTCAAGCAGCGGTGCTACTCGTACACATCAAATTACCGAGATCGATCTTAAGGCTTATAAACTAGCTACACGTGAGTATATTGCTTTTGAAGAAGATGAGGATAGCTTAATTCCTCTACTACCTTTAGTTCGCGATGCAATGGCACGTCGTATGGCTAAAACCCTAGACAAGGCATTCCTACTAGGAGCCGGAGCTGGCACAGATCCAGTTAAAGGTTTAGCAACTTATGATCCAGCCGGTGGTACACCCAATGTTACACTAGCAACTACATCAACAGCTATGACAGCTCTTAAGATGATGGAAGCTCGTCGTAAGTTAGGTGCTTATGGTCTAAATCCTGCTGAATTAGTAATTTTTGTAAGCACACAGTGCTACTATGAATTACTAGAGGATGAGAAGTTCTTAACAGTAGATAAAGCTGGCCCCGCCGCTACACTATTTACTGGTCAAGTAGGTTCAATTGGTAACACACCTATTTTAGTTAGTTCAATGTTTGACGCCGCTGCTAGCGGAGGTGCCGCAGCAGTTATCGTCAATCCAAGCAACTTCCTAGTAGGTACACATCGTGGCATGCGTGTTGACAGCGATGACATCGTTGTTGAGCAGCGCAGTGTACTAATTGCAAGTATGCGTATTGGTATGACACAACTTTCTACAGCCGAAGAAGGTGCAAGTAGTGGTGTTGTAGCAGTTCGTTACGCTTAATTTTATAAGCCTAGGCAGGATTCGCAAGAGTCCTGCTTCTAAAACTTATTTTGGTAAGTTTTAGAAGCATACAGGAGTTTTATATGGCTATTGACTTAATAACAAGAACAGAATATAAGCAGTATTTAGGTATACAAAGTGCTACTAAAGATGCGGAAATTGACTTGTTAATTCCTAAAGTAAGTAGCTTAGTAAAAACTTATTGCCGAAGAACATTTATAGATTACTATAACGACCCTAAAATTGAGGTATTTGATGGCGGCTACGATAGAATAGTACTATCTGAAACACCTGTTAGAGAAATACTAGGTGTACGAAGAAGCGAAAACTATGGTCAAACATATACTAGTTTAGTAGAATACGAAGACTGGGCACAAGATAGTTTAGGTGTTAGAGCCGTAGGAAATTCTAATTATTTTAAAGAATTAGTAAATGGATACAGAATAACGTATTTAGGTGGTTTTGACGAAATACCAGCAGATTTAAAGTTGGCTGTAATGGATATAGTTGAGTACTATTCAAAAAATAATAGTGCTGTACATGTTAACAGAGATGTAACTCCAAATGTTACACAAATACAATATGTAGCTACTACAAATTTTCCAGCCCATATTAAACGAATACTAGATCAATATGTGGCGGATTATTCATAATGGCAGGTCCACGTAAAAAACTTAGTGACGTACAAGGGGTTATGGCAAGAAGGTTGGCTCAGTCTACTCCTGAATTAATGCGTGAACGATTAGATCAACGATTACATTTTGTACCACTTAATTTAGCCGCGCTAGAAATTAGTTTAGGACATATAGTTGCTACTGCAGATTATGGTGCAGACGAAACTGGTATTACAATACAAGCACAACTAGAAGCTTTTAAAAATGATATACTAAATTTTGTAAGAATAGAGAGTAATACCTATAAGCATAAAATAAATATTACTCAAAGCGGTGTACTAATATCAGCTAATAATGGCGAGTATACACTACTAGGTAGTAGCGCATTATCTGAATTTGTGCCTGCAACTGTACTTGAAAATGGACAAGTAATTGGTTTATTATTTAGCGGCTATAGAAGAACAGGCGATTCACTGTTTACAAAATTTTTAAATAAAAAGTTTGATGTAGCTATTGGTGCAGATAATCCATCAATGACCAGATATATAGCTAGTGACTTATATAGCAGCCCAGAAGAAGAAAAAAATTATCCTGGTATTAGTGAAAAAGCTAAAAGTTATAAAAAAGGTTATGATATAGGTCATCTATTAAGTAACCAAACTTATAAAGATAGTCAGGGAAATACTAGGTCATTAGCTACCAGTCCCCAAGCTGAGCGAATTAGAGAAATGCTCAGTAAATTAAATATAATGATACAGGGTCAGCCTGTTGGTAGTCAAACAAGACTAAAATTAGAAGATGTTAAAAGACAAGTACAACATACACAAACAAAATTATACCAAAAAAGTACATATGGTCCTAGGATAGAAGCCACACTAAGTGCAAATGTACAAAACTTTTTAGTACAAGGTAATATACTAATAGTTATAATTCAAGAACGAGTAGAAAATCAATATAAGTTTGGCACATTAGTAGAGAGTCCAAGTGGGCTAGAGTTACTTGATATAATGTTTGATATGGGATTTTCTAGCAGTGTATCAGAAGATATTGAAAAAGTATTTTACGAGTATATTGTTAATGGAAAAGCCAATGTAAAACATTCCGGTAAAAAGTCATTTAGTATACAGTTAAAAGGCAGTAAGCCTAATTTAATGACTCGTGGTGTTAATAAAATATCTGCTCCAAAAAGCAGAACGATAACCCAACCTTCTATACCTACTACAAATATTAGCTCATTACAAATATTATTAGACGCTACACTAGTAGATACTATAAAGAAAAATATGGGTACAGGTAGTAGACGTGATATACTTAATCTACGTAGTGGCAGATTTGCAGAAAGTGTAAAAGTTGAAAGACTAAGTCAAAGTAGACTAGGAGCTATTACAGCATTTTATAGATTTATGCGTAATCCTTACGCTACATTTAGTGCAGGTGGTGCACAGCAAAATCCTCGCACTAGAGACCCTAAACTGTTAATAAGCCGCTCTATTAGAGAAGTAGCACAGCAGTTAATGATTACTAAATTAAGATCGGTAGCATTATGAGTAGAAGAACTTCAATACTACAAGCTTTAGCAGAAAAGTTCAAAGATATAAATGGTACCAGTCCCTTTAACAGCAATTTAAATAATAACAGTTATGCCAAGCTAAAATTTTGGGACGAAGTACAAG